AGGCGAGATAACAACAGTAAAAAATGATGTTACAGATATTTGTAAAAGAATTTCTTGTATCGAAAAGGACTATTTACCCAGAGAAGATCATTACAAAGATATCTCAGGTTGGCGGACTGAGATTAATCGTCTAAGCGACTTAATTATGACTTTATTTGCAAATGAGAGGAAAAAATGAAAGACACAACATTACGTGGAAAGTTATTAGAGTTTCTTAAAGACATATACCCTGAGGGCGCTGAATCAAGGGCTATTGCATCAGTATTTTATGAATATCATAAATATAATGGCATTATGCAATCCTTAGAATACTTAGCAGATAAAGGTTATGTGCTATGTAAAAAAATATCTCACCCATACAAATCAAATGAAACTCTTAGCATGTATAAGATTTCACCAGCAGGAATAGATCTCATTGAAGGTACAACAATTGATCCTGGAGTGGCTATTTTGCCAGAGGTGCAGTAATGGGTAGACGTGCAAAAAGTGAAATGCTGGATTTATCTGAGCGTATTATCCGAATGTATACTCAACAACACATGACCTGTGCTTCCATAGCTGAAACGCTACAAGATGAAGGATATGATTTAAGCCGTGAAGCAATTCGACGTTCTGTAAAAAGCTCAAAGCAAGTAGCAAAGAAATTCTTAGAAGCAACTGAAGAAGCAAAAATATTAGTCGATGCAGTACGTTCAAACCCTAATACCGATGTCTTAGAAGCCACTACAACCTTGCTTGCACGTAGAATATTTGAATTTGTACGCGATGTCGATGATATGGATTTTGATGATCCTGCTAAATTAACTCATGCGCTTGCTTCACTTGCATCAAGCCAAACAAAGGTTGCAAAACTTAGATTGGATTATCAAAAAGGATTCGATGCAGCAAAAAAAGCAATTCTCGAAAAAATGAAAGAAGAGCTCGCTCAATATCCAGACTTACTCCAAAAACTAACAGCGATTGTAATTTGCATAGAAGCGGAGAATGTATAATGTCAGATATTTTAACTAGCTTAGTAAGTAGCACAAAAGCAGACCGCGAAAAGTTAGCTCGTATTGAACGAGCTAAGAATGATTTTGGCTATTTTTGCAGTTATTACTTATCTGATTATTTTTATACAGAACCTGCTGATTACCAGAGAATATTGTATGATGTTGCTGACACTAGATCATTGTCTCAAAAAACTATTACAAGCCTTAAATCCTTTGTACATGAAAAATATCATCAATATCTAAAGCCTGTAGATACGCTTGCTGGTGCAATGTTTATAGAACCGCGAGAGCATGGTAAAACAGTCCGCTGGTCTTTTGCATATCCTTTATGGCGTGTTTTATCAGGGAAAAGCCGTTATGTACTATTAATAGGTGCTACAGCTGTGAGCGGTCAAGAGAATTTAATTAATATTCGAACTGAAATAGAAGAGAATGAAAAACTCTTAGAAGATTTTGGAGAGCTAAAAGGAGACCGCTGGTCTGATGCTCGAATAGAATTATCGAATGGTACTTGTATACAAGCCAAAGGTGCTGGCGCATCAATGCGAGGTACAAGATATCGTCAATATAGACCTGACTTAATCGTACTAGATGATATTCTAAAAGATGATTCTGTAGAGTCTCCAACAGTAAGAGCTAAAATCCATCGCTGGCTAAAACGTGTTGTTTTTAATTTAGGAAAAACAGCCTTTATTGTATGGGTAAATACAATATTTCATTCTGATGATCCAATATCAAGGCTCATGCGAGAGCTTGAGGAAGGAACACTCAAAAGATGGATTGCTGTTCGATTATCTTGTTTTAAGCCTGACCACACTTCGCTTTGGCCTGAAAATTGGCCAGTAGAAATACTAGATGAAAAACGCTCTCAGTTAGGCGCTGATATATTTTCAACAGAGTATGAAAATGAACCTCTATCAGATGAAGAACGTATTATACATTTAGATTGGATTGATTCATATAGATATGAAAATGCAGAACTACCACAACAATTACGATACTTCGCTGGCATAGATCCAGCTGCAGGAAAGCATGACCATACTGCTATTGTTACAGTTGGAGTAGATCAAGCTGGTATGATATGGGAAGTTGATGAATGGGCAAAAACTTGTTCTGAAGATGAAACAGTAAATCAGCTAATAGTAAAACATCAGAAATATAAATATGAATTAATCGCATGGGAAGAAGTAAATTTTACCGCAATTTATGCTCGCTATGTTATGCGATTAGCAGCTTCTGAAAATGTATATTTACCAATAAAAACCGTTAAAGCTGGATCAGATTCTAAGGTTTCACGAGTCCGTTCTATTTCGCCACTTATTCAGAATGGTTTAGTACGATTTAGAAAAACTGGAAATAAAGATTTTGTTGATGTATTAACCAGCTTTCCTAAAGGTCGTTTTGATGACTCTTGCGATGCGTTAGCCTATGCAATTGGCATAATAAACAGAGGCACTTCAACACCATTCATTTTACCATTTCAAGGTTCACAGCGAAAAATTCATAGAATTAGTAAAGGATATCATTCATGAAGCAAACAGTAAAAGCAGATAAAAAGACATTAGAAGCTCGTGTTATTAAAACAGACGAACTCCTTTCTACCTTTATGGGTTGCATGACTAATCCTGATGAGATTTTACGAGATGCAGGAGAAGCTCAAGAAATCTATCGTTATATGAAAACTGACTCTAGAATAAAATCACTTCTCACTGTCGCAAAAAGCGCGGTATTGAATTACCCATTGCGTATTGAGCAAGGAGAAGCAAGCGATGATGTTAATGCATTTATAGAAGAATCAATAAAACCAAAATTACTTTTAGGTGCTGCAAAAAGACTCTTAACCGGAATGGATTATGGCTATTCTGTTTTAGAAATTGTATGGAAAGAACAAAAGGGAACTTGGATACCAGATGATATAGTTCTAAGAAAACCAGAAAGATTTTCATGTGATACTGAAGGTAGATTATTACACAAGAAGTTAGGAGAAATCATTCAGCTCTATGAACAATCATATAAGTGGTTAGTTTATAGACATGATAAAGACGCTGAAAATCCTTATGGAACTTCAATTCTAAAGAGCTGCTATTGGCCTTGGAAGTTTAAAAAAGCAGGTCTAGAGTTTTGGCTTATGGCTGCTGAAAAGTTTGCAGTTCCCTCTATACTTGCTTTATTTGAATCCTCTGAAACCGATGAGAAATTAAGAGATAGAGCAATGCAATTATCTGAAATGCTTTCAACAGTACAATCAGGTTCAGGCGCAGCTCTAGCAAATATAAAAGATATTAAGGTACTAGAAAGTCCAGGATCTCTTTCAGAGTTTAAAACACTTATGGATTGGTGTGATACTCAAATTGCATATGGCATAGTCTATCAAAGTCTAGCAGTACAAGAAGCTCAAAACGGTACACGAGCTCAAGCAGAAGTTCATGAAGATACTTTTCAAATTGCATCAAAAAATGTATGCCGTGAGATCGCAGATGTTTTACAACGAATAATCGATTGGACAGTAGAACTTAATTATGGACTAGACGTACCAGCACCATCGATAGCGTTTGAAATGGAAGAACATGCAGCATGGGAAGTAGTCAGAGATGCTATTGATAGAGGCGTTCCTATAAGCAAAACCACACTGTATGATCGCTATGGTTTACCAGAACCAAAAGATGAACAAGACGTTTTTCTAAAAACAGAAAGTACTCAAGCAAACGCATTTATGGCTGATACAGAAAAAAAAAAGACCAGAAGATCAATACTCTTGCGTTAAAAAATGAAATAGCTGTAGCACATGAATTAGATCGTGCTGCAGCACAATTTAAAAATAAAATCCTGCCACTGTTAAAAGCTAACCTTGCGAAATACATGCAAAAAGTAGATGCACAAGGTAGTCCATTAAAAGCAACGCAAAATTCTATTCCTTATACTAACCCTAATCCAATGCTTGTAAAAGAAACTGAAAGAATGCTTCTGTTTTCATACTTATTAGGAATAGATCATGTAAACACAAAAATTGACCTAGCTGATGATGATTTTAATGCCATACCTTTTGATGAAGCCGTAGATTTTATGAAATCTCGTGTTCCATTAACTAAGGATGAATGGCTTGATATTGAAGAAAAGTTACGCTTTCGCGCTTTTACTGTTGCAGCACTATCAGAAGCTGATGGTATAGAAAGACTCAGTAATTTAACAACACAAGCCGTTGAAAGAGGATTACCTTTAACAGATTTTTGGACTTCTGCAAAAGCTGAAAATGCTTGTGGACTTGGTGATTCACCATGGTATTGGGAAACAGTGTACAGAACAAATATACAAACCTCATATAATGCTGGCCGTGCTGCGCAATTTACAAAAGCACAACCAGAATATTTAGAGTTTATAGGAATTGAAGATAGTAGGCAAACAGATATCTGTAATGAACGCTCAGGAACAATCCTACCAGCCACACATCCGTTCTGGCAGAAAAACTGGCCACCTTTGCATTTTAATTGCCGTTCGACAGTACGAGCCGTTTTTCAAGAAGAAGTAGACGCCCTAAAAGAAGAAAATCCAGATTGGGATATCTCAAGTGAAAATGATTTACCTCAAGCCGATTTAACTAATGGCTTTGGTGGCAACCCAATTGAAACAGAAAGCTTCTATAAACTAACACCCAAAATGTTAGTGCGAGCAGAAAAATATGGTATTCTGGATAAGATAGAAAAGTTCAAAATCGAACTAGGCTTAAATAGTACTAAAAC